TGAAAGGCTCGCAGCAACACACCAGGCCAACCTTGCCAAAATCCAATCCGAGCAGGCCGTAACTCCGCAGCAGGACGCTGTAGGTAGCGTTGATCCGGTGCAACAGTTGGCTAACGAGAATGCGCGAAAACTCGCGCTCATCCAGGCTTTCGAGCAGCAGGGACTGATTACTCATCAGAACGCCATGGCATTGCGTGCCGCTACTGATACTCAGTATGAGCAGGCGCGCATCGCTGCGCAGTGGGAGATTTTCCGTAACCAGAGCCTGGGTAATGAGTTGCTGGCCGCGAGCTTTGACTCTCTCTCCGGGAATATATCGAATGCTTTTACCGGGATTCTGACGGGGAGCATGTCAGCACAGGAGGCGATGCAGTCTCTCGCCAGCAATGCTCTGAACAGCCTGATCAACGGCTTTGTTCAGATGGGTGTTGAGTGGGTTAAATCAGCTATCACCGGAAGTGCAGCTCAAATCGCTGCTACCACTGCAACTACCTCGGCGGCTGTAGCGGGCACGGCTACAACAACTGCAGCGAGCGTCTCTTCTGCCGCGGCTACCACTGCTGCGTGGACGCCTGCAGCAATCGTCGCATCTATCGGCTCGTTCGGTGGTGCAGCGGCCATTGGTATCGGTGCAGTTATTGCCGCCATGGCGATGGCTGGTGGCATTGCTGGCAAGCGTAAAAATGGCGGTCCTGTATCAGCAGGATCTATGTACCAGGTAGGCGAGGGCGGCATGCCTGAAATCTACCAGGCCAGCAATGGCAGTCAGTACATGATCCCCGGCGACAACGGAAAGGTGATTAGCAATAAGGATCTGACGAATGGCGGAGGTGGTGGAGTAGTGGTCAATATCAACAACTATACGTCGTCAAACGTAGATGCGCAGGCAACGCCAGACGGAAATGGAGGTTGGACGGTGGATGCATTCGTCTATGACCTCGATAACGGTGGTCCTGCCAGTCAGGCCATACTGCGAAATCACCAGGCGCCACGTAAGGCAAGGAGCTAACTATGCCAATTCCATATCCTGACTGGCTGCCCCTGGCGCAAAAAGGAAAAACGCCGTCGACCGATACCGGTTTTCGGACGGACCAGCCGACGGTCGGCGAGCCAATATTTCAGAAACTCACCGATGACCTGAAAACCACTTTCTCTCTTACGTGGATATTCACCCGGGATCAGCATCGGGCCTTCATGCAGTGGTTGCGTAGTCCGAACTACCTCGATAACTGCAATCAGTGGTTCACGATGCGCCTCGGGACCGGTACTGGCGACACAGGCCTTGAAGTTCAGGAACTGCATTTCCTTTCCTGGCCGACATGGTCGCAGTCCGGCTCCATTTTTACCTGGAGCGGTGATGTTGTTGCGCGAGAACTGGTTAACTCAGATGATGAGTTTGACGACATTATCGTTGAGCTTCCGCCGCCGTGGGGTTCATGGCTCGATATTATCGTCACCGGTTATCCGGATGGACGTGATCCGGAAAGCCTGCCGAGGGTTCTGTAATGCCCACACTGAGAGAATTTCAGAGCCAGAGACCGAACCGGATACTTTACGAGACGATCACCTTCTACAACGAGACGTTTGGATATGTGCGTCTGGTGAACAACCAGATATTCCCCAAAACGCTCGGCGGTCAGGTGTTCACTCCGTGCCGGATGGAGCTTACGGAGAGCCAGCAAAGCAATACGCCGGTACTCGACAGCACGGTTAAATTTAGCCGCCTGGCGCAGGACTTTAAACAGAAGCTGAAACTCTGGAAGGCGCACTCGCGCATCACGCCAATCTCTGCCACCTATCAGCAGTTCGACGCTGCTGACATGAGTACAGCTATCAAGTCCTGGACGCTCTATGTCAATGACTGCTCAATGGATGACAAGGACGTCACATGTAGCCTCACGCGCATAAATCCCTTAAACCGGAACGTTGGCCGTCTGTACACCGTCGAAGAATACCCGGGGCTTCAGAATGCATAGAGACGAGTTTATTTCTCGAATTGAGGGCGTGCCATGGAGTAACCGGGCGTGCAGTTTCGACGCAGCAGACTGCTGGGGTCTGGTGGTGATGTATTACCGGCATGTTCTCGGTATCGAGGTACATCAGACTGCGGACTACGAATCCGGGCGCGACTTCATGACCTGCTATGACGCTGATGTCGTGTTTTGGCAGCGAAGCGAAACATTTTGCGATGAAGGGATCTTCGTGGCCTGGGTCGGCAGTCAGCCCGTGCATGTTGGGCTGATACTGGGCGGCCGGGTGCTGCACAGCCGCGGGGAAAACGGGCATGTCAGATTTGACGCGATACGGACAATTCAGAAGCTATTCACCAGAGTGGAGTTTTACCAGTATGCCGGTAATCGAAATTCAGCGCGTCCCGGGGATGCCGAAGGACAGGGCGGAAGTTGAAGCAGGGACGGTGTTTTATGACTGGCTTGCTCAGGAAAGCTTCCACCGCGATATTCGCATCAACGTTAACGGCAAAGAGCTGCAGCTTGAAGAAGAACTGAGCTTTGTTCTTCAGGAAAATGATAGGGTTGTCATTTTTGACCAGCCCAAAAGCGGCGGATTGATTGGTACTATCCTGAACCCGCTCGAGCACCTCAACCCGATAAAGTTTACTCAGAAAGTGCTTTCCGGGCTGATGCCGAAAGCAAATGCGGGCGCAGCCGGCGGGAACAGCAAGACGTCGCCAAACAACAGCCTGAAAGGCCAGACCAACATTGCGCGTAATGGCGAAGCCAAGCCTGATAACTTCGGTCAGGTACGTTCTTTCCCAGATCTGGCACAGGAATCGCTTTTCGAATATGAAAACAACCTGAAATACATCACTGAGTTGATGGTATTCGGTCTAGGTAAATACGACGTTACATCTGTGCGCTTCTCAGAGTCGAACCTCGGCTCTATGGCCGGGGCCAGCTACACCATTTACCAGCCAAGTGACGTTATCCCGGTGGTGAATGAAGGCTACCAGTTCGATGACGTTGACGGGCAGGAAGTGCCAGGGTTAAACGAGAGCGGTGATTTCCCGATCGAGACAGCGACGGCAAATACCGTTATCAGCGGTGTTTATGCCGGGGGCCAGATCGCGATGAAAATCGTGAAACAGGCATCTTTCGATTACTTTGCCGATCTGACTTTCCCGCACCCGGTTACATTCACCATCAACGTAACGTACCCAATTGCTGGAGGAACGCGCACAGAAGACGTCACGCTTTCTGCTCGGCTGATCAGCTTTGCGGAGACAAATGACGGGTCCGTTGTCAGCCCTGTATATTATTACACCTTCACGTTCGACAATCTGAATGGCCCGTCTATCCCCATTCAGGACGCAACAATCAACACAACCAAATTCATCCTGAACGATAACGCCGCGCTGATCGTCGGTCCGTTCTTCTCGCCGATACCATCGAGCCAGCTTTGGCTCCATACTCAGTCCGGGCTCGGCGGGAACAGCGAAACGAACTGGGTGGTAAACATCTGGAGGGTCGACAATGACAACAACCTGATCCCCGGAACGGAGCAGACTTTTACGTACCGGCAGACAACACCGCACGACTACATGTCGGAGACGTTTAACCGGACTGACAAACTTACCCCGGCGGGCGGGTTTGGGCGCTATGCGATCACCTTCCAGAGGACCGATAACAGCAGCGACGCGAGCAAACTGCAGGTTGAAGAGATTCATGCGGTAAACGTCAGGACGAACGTCATTCACCCTGAAGATTCGCTTGTCATGGTGAAGGTCAGGGCCACCGAGAATGCCACGAGCGGCCGCGACAGGAAGTACAACGCGCTGATCACCCGCCACGTCATCAGCTATAACATGACGACGCAACAGGTCGACTACACACTCCGGCCATCTCGTAAATTCGCTGATATCGCCTTGTTTAACTGGCTGGTCATAGGTCAGCAGCCGGAGTCGAGCATTGATATTTACGGCCTGTACCAGATTCAGGCCGAAGTCGACGCTATCGACCCGCGACTCGGATACTTCGATTACACCTTTGATGATGAGGATGTGTCGCTCGGTTCGCGAATGGAGACCATCTGTGACGCAGCCAGCGTGTCCGTTTATGACGATAACGGAGTGCTGTCTTTCACTCGGGACAGCAGAAAAACGTCTGCGGCCACGATATTCAACCGCTCAAACACAAAGCCGGATGGTTACTCGCTTTCTTACGACATGACGCTTCCAGGCGGTTATGACGGAGTTGAAGTGCAGTTCCGCAACCCGGACACCAATAAGCAGGACTTTGTCCGGTACCGGATATCCGGCAATTCCATCATCGAAGGATCGCCGGCCAAGGCGAAAAAGTTCGAAATGCTGTACGTCAGGAACAGGTATCAGGCGGACGAGCGGGCGCTGCGCGAGTGCAAGAGGCTCATATTCTCCCGTATGACCATGGCTATTACAGCAATGGCAGATGGAGAGTGGGTAAACATTGGCGATATGGTCCAGGTGCCGGATACATACGACACCAACCAGCAGGCCGGATACATCGTGTCACGGGTCGGCAATGACTTTGAGACGAGTGAGCGCATCAACTTCTCAGGAACCATGTTTGTGCAGGTCACGGATTCAACCGGAGCTACCACAGCAAGATACCCGGCATCTCCGCGCGTTGACACAGCGTTTGGATTTACTGCTTCCATTCCTGATATTGACCTGAACCTGTTTGATGGTGTCGACGTCCAATCACCTTCCAGATACGTCATTGCCACGTCACAGGAACTGGACGCAGGACAATGGACCATCACTGCAAAGCAGCCAGACGGAAAGGGTAGTACAGCTTTAACCCTCGCTGAGTATAGCGATCTGATTTACCAATAAGACTTATCCCGACCATCACAACCCGGCCACCGCGCCGGGTTTTTTTATGGAATAAATATGGCTACGCAACCTACTCAGAATTCGGTTCCGAGCGAATCGCCTCGCGACCTGAAGTTCAACGCAGGGAAAATTGACGCGTTCGTCACCTCAATGGGGTGGACATACACCGATCGCTTTGGTCAGAAGCACTACACCATTGAAGGACTGCGATGGCTCGCGCAGCAGGCAATATCAGCCTTTGGCTATATAACTCTGGATAGCTTTGAGGATGGGAATAACCTTACGCTTCCTAACCAGGTTCTGCGCCTAGAAGCCACAGGCGAATACTATCGATGGGACGGATCGTTTCCTAAGGACGTGCCAGAGAATTCAACGCCTGAAACATCCGGCGGTATTGGCCAAGGGAAATGGCTGAGTGTTGGAGATGCTACACTCAGACCCCTTGTAGAAGTCACGGCGAATGTTGTAGGTTCGAATAATTACTCAAACTTTCCTGGAATCGGCGGAACTCTCACGGCGGGAAGTGATTATCTTTACAATGGCATACTTTATACAACTGTTGGGGAGTCAGGTGAA